TCAAGGTGGTCGATGACCTCCTGCACAAAGTCGAGTCGCACTGAAACCCACTCGGAGTGTGGCCTAGGGTGTGGCCCCAGTGGAATGGCATCAGAAAATGCTTTTGTCAGGCGTTTGGTGGTGCTCATGCTTGCCTCGCTTTCAGCATGGCGTCTGCCACAAGATATGCGGTGCGTTCTGCATATGTCGGCCACCCACCTTGTGGCGCTGGCCCATTGGCAATAATCAACGCTTGCATCGCCTTGGCTGCAAAGTAGTCGCGCAGGGTCATGCCGCCGTAGTAGACCTTGGTCGGAGCGTTGTAGTTATCGCCTCCATGAATGCGAATCTCTGGAAACGCTGGCCCACCTGTGTTTGTGTTGCTCATGTCGCTCTCCTTTGAAGCATCTCGTCTGCGTGGTCCATAGCTGCTGCGTGGACGCTGGTGAGGCCGTCGTCGCTCTCAATGACGGACCGGTCGCCGTAGTAGGCCAGCAGTCCCTGCAGCGCGAACGCCGCAAAGAAGTCCTGCATGGTCAACTCTTGGATCGACACAGGGTCCCGCTTGGCTACAACTGCTGCGATGCCCTCAAGTTTTTTTCTTGCCATTGCCGCGCCCCTTCACGTTCTGGTTGACGATCAGATCGTCCAGATCATCCGCAAGAATCTTGGCCAGTGGGTCTCCGTAGTAGCTGATGGCCTTGCACAGTTCCACGCCGTGGATGTGGCGGATGCAGTCACGCACGCCTTTGTTGTAGCCGCCATTGAACTCGTCGTCGCCCTCGACAATCAAGGTGATGGCGTCACGCACAAGGGCCGATGCCTTGCGGTTACCTGCGGCCTCCTTGAGCTTGAGGTACACATCCTCTGGCAGGTGCACCGAGTATGGGATTAAGCGCTTTGCTTCCATGATTGGAATTCCTCGTTGATGGCCCAGAACCTCTTGGCCTTTTGTTGATCTTCTTTCAGCTCGGTTCGTGACTCGATATCCAGCTCACCCTTGAGCCACTCGATCACGTCAGCTTCCTTCACTTCAAAGATTTGTTCTTTGCTGTGAAGGTACTGCGCGAACTGTTTATCGCGGCACAGAATGCCTGCGGTGCGAACCGGGTCGCGGTGGTATTCCGCATCCCTGTTCATTGGCTTATCGTCGCCGTTCAGTCTCACCATAACCACTTGGTATCTTGCGCCAACGAAGTCACGCATGAGCTCCGTTGGCAGGTCGTCTGGGTGGATGTTCAAGGTCAGGATGATGCCGGTCTTATCCTGCTTCATCGCGATCTTGACAGCCTCGTATTGCAGCGTTTTCATGGTCAGAAAGGCAAATCACTGTCGTCCATTTCAACCGGCGCTGGCTTGGTTGCTGTGCGGCGCTCTTCCTGCGGCTCGGCATCCTTACGGCCACCCTGCAGTGCGATCTCGCTCACGCGCACATCCATGGACTTGCGCTTAGCACCTTCCTTGTCCTGCCACTCGCGCTCGGTGATGGTGCCGACCACGGTGACAGATTGACCCTTGGTGAGGTACTGCGCCAGCGCTTCACCGCGCTTACCAAACAGGGTGCAGTTCCACCAGATGGTGCCCTTGTCCCGACCTTGGCTGTCGGCCACAGAGAAGTTGCAGATGGGGTCGCCGTTGTTCAGGTACTTGAGCTCGGCGTCACGGCCCAAGCCGCCTGCGATGGTGATGTTGTTCATGCTTGCCCCTTAAATTTGTTGCGTGCTGTTTTAAATTCTTCCATGAGGACCTCGTAAGAAGAGCTGTCCGGCTCCGCCTTCATGCGGTCGAAGATGTTCTTGTTGACTCTGAACAGGGCCATCACATCAGTCTCGCTTGCCGCCTGCTCCAGACCCAGCTTGGTGGCGTCCATCACGATGCTGGCCCAGTCTGCGAATGAACCTTCTGGCTCAATCGAAACCTTCAGTTGCCATGGGCCTTCCTTGCCCTCGATCTTGGCCGGAGGGGGCGATGCCTTGGCTGCTGTCTTTGCAGGCGCTGCCTTGGGCTTGGCCGTTTCCTCGTAGCCTGTGCTGGCGTCAAGGACATCGTGCTCGACGATCTCCATGGCGGTCATCCACAGGTATCGGCGGCTGTACGTCTCCACCGCGCCAAGGTTCTGGATGGGGTGGGTGCCCTTCAGGTTGGCCTCGGCCATGGGGCTTGTGATCACGATCACTGTTCCGTCTTCGGTGTCGGTGATGGTCAGTGTGGCGTACTCGATGCTATAGGACACCACGCCGCACAAACCCAGCCGGTTGAAGATGGCTTGGATGGTTGGGAGAAAGTCTCCAAGCTCAAAGTAGCTGTAGCCTGCGAACTTGTTGAGGCCTGACTTCTTGAGCTGGGTGCCCTGCAATTCAATGCGGGCCTCCATGAGTTTTTTATGAACGGACATTTACTTCTTTCTGCTGTTGGTTTTTGGGGTGGAGCAGCCATCTGTCACCGAGCAACTCGATGGACTTCTGGCGCTTTTCTTCGTTGCGTTGCTGCATGTACTGGAGCAGCTCATCTGTGATTGGCCCGTGCATTGGGTCTGCGCTGATCGGGTTGATGTCGAATGTCTGGAAGAGGTCTTTGACTTTCATGCGTCCTCCCGCACGATGTGGTCTTGGTTGGCGACACTTTGCGGATAGCTACCGCCGTTCGGGGTTGACACCATAACGGAGTGGTTTCGCTGGATGGTTTCTCGCACAGCGCTCGGCTTGAACACCATCGCCATGGCGCTTTGCCAAGTATCGGCTACAGCTTTGTGTTTGTCGGACTCAAAGCGTGCGGCCTTGCCATCTTCTGCGGCGCTGCGCATTTCTGCAATTTGCTTTTTGAGGTCGGTAATCTCTGCCGCATGCTCTGAGTTCTTGGACTCCTCAAGCGACAAATCTCGGATGTAAACAAGCTCTTTGTCTTGCAGTCTTTGAAGGCTGCTCAACGTGTCCTTAAGGCTGTCCTTGATCTGCTTGATGCCTTCAAGGGCGTCCAAGTTAAAGGTCTTCGACTCAACGAGCAAGTCGATTTGTTTCATGATGTCTGCACTCATCTCTGTCTCCTTATTTAAACCACAGCCACATGCCATGGAGAATGCCGATTGGGAACATGATTGCACCCGCCAGAAGGAAGCCCCACAGGCCCTCGCTAAAGCAAGTGAAGATGTGATTGAACCATGCAGCCATACAGACGACTGCGGTAATTATCCAGCCCATGGGGTGCTCCTTTTATTGCTGCTTAGCTGGGAAAAGCTGAGACATTACGTTTTCGTACTGATCCCTGCGGCGCTCAAGCAGCGCAACCTTGTCCAGCTTGTCCAGCAGGGCGGGGAAGTTGATGTCCTCCTTGGAGCACTGCTCTTGGATGTCTGCCTCAAGGCGCACCAGCTCGTCGTCCAGCTTGGCCATTTCCAGCTCGGCTTGGCTCTTCATCTTGCGTGCGCGGATGGGTGCCAGCGACTCGGCCAGCTTCTCTTTGGACAGGGCGATGATTTCTGCGAATGGTTTGAGTTTCATGATGTTTCTCCAGTGAGTAAAAGTTTGTTGTCTGCCTTTTTAAGAAAGGCCAGTGGATCATTGGGGTCGGACTTTGGCACCTCGATGGTTGGCTGATGACCGGCAGAGGTTATCGCCCAAGCTTGCATGCGGCGATGCTCTTCTTCTTGTCGGCGGTATTGCATGTTTCGCTCGTACATCTCTCGCTCATACGAGTGGCTTGAGGTGGTCGTGTTGACCATCATGTTTTCATGTGTGAACGAGTTTGCCGTTACTGTGAGGGCCATGATTTGCCTCAGACATCCAGCTCGCTTTGAGCTGTCTCGCCATAGGCCTCGACCTTGACGCCGTTGCCCAATGCTTGGACCAGATCATCTTGCGATGCGACGCGGGCCGTGAATGCGTTCTTGGCTACGTGCGTGATGGCTTGTGATGCCACTGTCGCCTTGACCAAACGTGTTGCGCCGTCAGTGCTGGTGACGATGTAGATGCGGGTTGATGCTGCCATGATGATGCTCCTTAAAATTTCCAAGTGATTGCTTTGACAGCCCACATCTGTGCGGTCTGTGCTTCGGTGATTGCGATGCTGCACATGCGTGCGATCTCGGGATTGGTGTTGACTGCTTGGCGCAGTTCATTCATGCGGTCGATGACTTTGGCAAACTCGGCTTTGCACTGAGCAACTGCATCGTCATTGCTTGGGTTGAATGTCAGGCCCACGGCTTTTTCGCCGTAACTCAGTTCTCTGTTTTCACTCATTTACTTTCTCCTTGGTTGAAAGATACGCTTTGTGTTGATCGCAGAACTCCGCCACTTGGCAGAAGTTGCTGCAACGGACTCGATCACCGGGACGGATTTCCACGATGAACTTCTCACCCTTCTTGGCCTTTCCGGTTGCCAATGCAAGAGATTGATCTGCTGCCTCCGGCGTCTCGTGAACGCTCGTGGCTCTGATGTTTCCCTCTTTCTTGAGGGCATAAAAAGTTGGGCGCTCCCACATCTCGTCTGATGTGCACTGTGCGACATCGCTGCCCACTTCGATGTCGAAGAAGGCGGACTCGTGCAGGTGGATGCGCTGCTTGATGTAGGCCTCTTGGCGCTCCACCGGCCACAGTGGGATGTCGATCACCGTAATGGGTGCCTTGGGGTAGCCCTCGCGTGATGCTTCGCGGCGTGCCCAGTCACGGACGATGGCAACGATCTGGATTTTCTTGACCGTCACGCCCTTGGCTTTGTGCAGCAGGTATGCGTAGCAGTTCAACTGGTACTCCCAGTCGATCTTCTGGTTCACCACTGCGTACGCGCTGGTTGTCTTGTAGTCGCTCAGCACCGTGCCGTCTTCGTAGACTTCCTGCAGGTCGATGGCACCCGAGATGGTGAAGCCATTGACCACGGTGAACATGCGCTCCTCAACGATGTGGTGCTCGTCCTTGCCGTGCTCCAAGATGTTGTGCACAGCGGTGCCGAACAGGCTCCACACCATGTCGCTTGCGTCCTCAGTCAGGTCCTCCCAATGCTTGCGCTTGAGCTGGACGATGCGAGGGCTGCTCATCAACTCGGTGACGGACAGGTTGGCCTTACCCTTGGAGTACTGGGGGCGGGCCAGCACGTTCGTGATGGTCTCTGGCAGACCGTAGTGGTTGGTGACTTTCATCCCTCGCGCTCCATAACCATAGTCTGCTTGTGCACCAGCATGAGCAAGCTGATTGCGTCATGCAAGGTCATGCCCATGGACATGGCGAAGGACGACATCAAGATGGCTGCCGATGTCACGGCGATTGCTCCACGGCCATCGGCATCCTCAATCATTAGAGGGCCGACCTTGTTGGCGATCTTGGCCGATTCAGAGAGTACATCCAAGCACTGCTTGCGTTCTTCCTCTGTCATGTGTTTCTCCTGTGTGTTGAGTGAGACTCTAATGTATCAGGTATAAGCCAACAACACAACATCTGTTACGATGAATGCAATATATTTTTTCATGAGGACAAACCCTATGAGACGAGCTGCCCGGCGCGACGACAACGAGCAAGACATCATCAAGGCCATGCGTGCCGAGGGTGCCTACGTCAAGCAGATCAACGACGAGGGGCTGTTCGACCTGCTGGTGAGTCACCGTGGGGAGACTTTGTTGATCGAGGTGAAGGACGGTGCCAAGCCGCCATCAGCGCGGCGGCTGACGGACGCGGAGCAGAAGTTCCATGACGAGTGGCCGGGCTCGGACCTTTACATCGTGAACAGCGTGGAAGAGGCCATTGCACTGCTGCGCACCTGCGGCTAAACTGAGGTTGTTTTTCATGTGACCTCCTTGAGTGAATTTACCCCCACCTCAGACGTGGGGGTTTCTTTTTGTGGGCCTCTTGCACGTCCACCAACGTCTTTGATATACTGGAGCCGTTGTCGTAGCACACAACACGTTTAGAGCCGTTACACATGCATTTGGCCCCACTCCTGTGGGGGTGCTACCCAAGTGCAGTTGTAACGGCTTTTTTCATTTGTGCCGACTGCTTAAAGATGGTGAATGCGCAGGCTGATGCGCCAGACAAAAGACACTCGGATGTTCGGCGCTCTGCGTTGGCAAGACCCTTAACGGCATCCCGGTGCTCTAGTAGTTGACCCCTGTTTTCCGAAGCGGGGGATGCCGGGATTCTCAGCCCCGGCCACCATCTTTAAGCAGTTCCTCGACTTCCGTACTCCGCACGACAGCAGGGGCCGCAAGTGGGGCCGCTCGGAAGGAAACCGCGACACGGTATGACCTTGGTCTAGGGGGCAGTTCCCGAACAATCCGTGCGGCTGGTCGAATCATCAAGCCGGGGGTAGAACGTAGCCAACCGTTCACATGATGATCCTGCATCGCAGGGGTGAAGCACCTTTCTCCTTCCTTACTCC